GACACACAAACACTTACCAACAAAACGCTTACCAGCCCCAAAGTCGGAACAAGTGTTAACGACACCAACGGTGCAGAGCTAATCAAAGTTACAGCAACAAGTTCCGCCGTAAACGAAGTGACTCTGGCTAACGCAGCCACTGGGAACAACCCAGCACTATCGGCCACAGGTGACGATACCAATGTCGGCATAGACATCACGCCTAAAGGAACGGGCGAGTTGGATGTTACTGCCAGTTTTATGACGGGCATTTTCTCCGACAAAGTATCGGCGCTAGGTAATACGGGAACAGCGCAAACAATAGATGCAAGCACGGGTCAGGTTTTTACAGCAACACTGACAGGCAACTGTACTTTTACGTTGTCAGGTTCAAACAGTAATTCTAATAGAGCGTCATCGTTTACATTGATTCTTACTAACGATGCGACCCCAAGCCGAACTGTGGCCTTCTCGGGAGGCACGGTGGAGTTTCCCGGTGGTTCTGTTAGCCGCACGACCGATGCAAACGCTACAGATATTTGGTTTTTCTTTTCGCCAGATGGCGGTACAACTTGGTATGCAAGCATACCTATGAAAAATTTGTCTTAATTTAATTGCCTAGATAGGAGATACCGTTATGGCACTTACAACAGAACAGCAAGCTCAAGTAGATATTCAAGATGCAATAGAAAATAATCGACATACAAATCAGCTAGAAGTACAAGGAAAGACTAGTCGCCTTGAAGCAGTTCGTTTAGCGCGAGATGTTTTAATTGAAAACAGACGTTTAGATACAGAGTCAAATACATCTGATATTACAGCCGCGGATATAATAGCTTTTGCACGAGAGGTAGATACTTACGTTAATTCTTAAATATGGAAAACTTTTTATATTTTCCATCTGCTGTATATAGGGAAGAAAAGTTAGATTGGTTGGAAATTTTATCTAGTATTACGGATAAATATTTTTTTAATACGGAAAAAAGGCAAGAGCTTTTAGTCCACCAGACAAATAATATGGCGGGGAATAAGGCTCTTTCTTTTTTTGAAGAAAATATAAAATCTGCTTCGTATAGTATTTTCCAAGCTCAAGGGTATTCGGTAGACAATTATGAGTTTTATATAAGTGCCATTTGGGGGCATTTAATATATCCGCACGGTTTTCATGTGACCCATTTGCATAGAGAAAGCTCATTATGTGGGTTTTATTTTTTAGAAACTCCAAAGAACGGGGCTTACCCTGTTTTTGAAGACCCACGCCCCGCTAAGTTGGCTCTTGATCTAGATTCCCCTATGCGGGAAGAGGTGACCTTAGCTACTCCAAGTGTGCATTTTAATAACATAAAACCCGGTACTATATTGATCGCTAATTCTTGGCTGCCACACAGATTTGAACCCAATAGAAGCACAGAAAATACGAAGCTGATTCATTTTACTGTGTCACAAAATAAAAGAGGCATTTAGTGGAGTTTTTACTGACCGATTATGCAAAAACAATACCTTCTTTTGCTTGGTGGGATAATGAGTTTACTCGGGAAGAATTAGATATATTGCAACAACAAGCAGTAAAAGCGTTAGATGAAGGTATGGCTGGTGGAGAAATAAATAAAGAAATACGAAGAGCTAAAGTCTTTTGGTTACATAATACACAAGAAAGTCAGTGGTTATATAGGAAGTTATCTAACGTAGTTTCTTCTATAAATTCGGAGATATACAATTTTTCTTTATCTGGTTTTGGTGAGCCAATACAGTTAACCAACTATACTGCGGAAAATACTGGCACATATGGCTGGCATCAGGATTTTAATGGTGGGATATCTAGAAAATTATCTTTAGTTATGCAGTTGACTGATCCCGCTCAATATGAAGGAGGTAATTTAGAATTACTAACAGGCGGAGAACCTACTCGCATAGAAAAGAAAAGAGGGTTAATAACATTATTTCCTTCGTGGCAATTACATCAAGTCACTCCGGTGACTAAAGGTTCTCGACAAAGCTTAGTGTGTTGGATAACTGGAAGGCCGTTTGTATGAAAGTAGTGGAGCAAAATGAAGGGATAATAATATACGATGACGTATACGAAGCCGGATATTGTGATCACATAATAAGTCAATTTAATATTTTAGAAAATGAGGGTGTCGGTAGAAGTAGAGTGGGAGACGCACCCGATCATATGAAAAAGGATTGGGCAATATTTGGTGACGCAGTAGTAGATACAGATAATCATGCTTTAGCTCCTTTTAATGGTAAACACGTTCGTGGTATTTATTTTGAAGGCTTGCAGACTTGCTATGATCATTATGCCGATGTGTTTTCTGTTTTAAGGAATAATGGCAGGATTTCATGCAAAACAATGAAGATACAAAAAACTGTTCCCGGTGGGGGATATCATGTATTTCATTATGAGCAAGGCCCAGATGAACAGTCTAAGAGAGTGATAACCTTTATTTTATATTTAAACTCATTACCCACGGAGTGTGGAGGAGAGACAGAGTTTTTATACCAGAAAAAACGATATTCTCCTGTAGCTAATAGACTAATAATGTTTCCTGCGGCATTTACGCATACCCATAGGGGAAATACGGTATTAGACGGCGAGCCTAAATATATAATAACAGGCTGGTTTTGCTATGATTGAAGATTTTCATAAAGATGGATACATAACGTGCTTTGATTTTTTAGACATACCTACCACTAAAACGGTTTCAAAATATTTGGAATATAAAATACACCGTGGCGAGTGGAAGCCAGAAACAGATGTGGATGTTACAGCATACGAATATTATTCCGACCCTTTAACAGAGATTTTACTAGAAACGCTACAACCTAAAGTGGAACAGGCTACAGGGTTATCTTTATTGCCAACTTATTCTTTTTGTCGTGTATATGTTGAAGGAGAAGAGTTAACTCCGCACATAGATCGTCCTTCATGCGAAATAAGCGTCAGTATAAATATCGCTAAATTAGGTAAAAACTCTAAAATATATATGCGTAGTGAAACAAAAAACGATTCTTATGAGTTAAATATAGGCGACGCAATAATATATAAAGGATGTGAAGTAGTTCATTGGAGAAAAAAACTTGAGCCGGGAATGTTGAATGTTCAAGTTATGCTGCACTATGTAATATCTGATGGTAAAAATGTGGAATATAAGTTTGATAAACGCCCTTATTTGGGGCATCCAATAGAGGTATAGCGCAATGGCTATTGGGACAGGTAAAGCAGGTTTATTGGGGGCGGGTTTAGTTCCCGGTGGTACTGAAACTTTTAATGCCTCTGGAACTTTTGTTGTCCCTGTTGGGGTCAGTACAGTATCTACCACAGGCACGGGTGGCGCTGGAAATGCTGGCAATGCTGGGAATCCCGGTTCCTGTGGCCACGGAGGAGGCGGTTCTCCCGGTGGTCGTATTGTAAATCCTAATTTCGCCCCCGGTACACCTTTGAATTATGGTGGTGGTGGTGGATTTCCAACAGGCCCCGGTCTTTCTGGGAACCCCGGAAATGCTGGCAGTGCTGGCTCCAGCTCTAGTGTTTTTTGCCTAACTTTTCCCGGAGGTGCTGGCGGTAACGGGGGTGCTGGCGGAAATGTAGGAGCCAATGGTAATCCGGGAAGTGGTGGTGGATTTGTTTTTGTGGGTTGTGGTGATTATAACGGGCCAGCAACTGGCGGAAATCCCGGTGGTGGGTTTGGTATGAGTGGCTTTTCTAATGTTGGTGGCGGCGGTGGTGGCGGCGCAGGAGTTTCTAACGCTGGTCAAGCACCATCTCAAGGAACTGATAGATCAGGTCAAGATGGAGGCAATCCGGGCGGTGGGCGTGGAGGAGATGGCGCTCTTTGGCCTAGCACTAACGCTACTAATGGTGCAAGTGCGACTGTTTTAAGGGCCGCTGGCGGCGGAGGCGGTGGCACTGTCCTTACTCCTAATTCCCAAAATGCCTCTGGTGGCGGCGGCGGTGGCAGGGGGGCTGTTGGCAACCCCGGAAGTTCAGGAAATCCCGGAAGCGCGTCAAACCCAACTAGTTATAACTGTCAATCGGTGTCTCCCGGTGCGAGCTATCCAGTGACTGTAGCTAGTGGAGGACAGGTTAACATTAGCTGGAACCCACAATAGAAATATTATGAACAAAAAAGAACAAAAGAAACTACTTGAACAGCTAGAGCTAGAGAGGCAATTAAAAGAAATAGAAGCCAATCAATCTAGAGCGCAGTCGTTATCTATTGGTTCTGCTGGTAACGGATGCACTGAAATAAGTATGCGGGCCACTAATGGTGCGTCTCTTTGGGGGATATACCAACCTGTTGAAGTTATAGAGTTTATTCACCAGCTTGCTGCAAATATAGGTTGCCATATAGCGGTTGCACCTAGAAATGATTTTTCTAGCTGGCGTGAATGGAAACAAGAAGAGTATATGATTGCAGGAAATGGTTTCCCTCCATTTGCTAATGACTTAGCTCTGTATTCACAAGTAGGTGCTGTTTTACCTCCTCCAGAAAAACAGCCCGGTATGAGCATTAAGAAAAATTCTTCGGAAGAAAAAGATGTTGTGGCAACTAAAAAGACTGTCAACAAACGAAATACTAGAAGGCCCAAAAAAACTTCCTGAAGATTGGGGGCCAATATTTGGGATGCGCGGTGTCATAGACAAACTTGGAGATTTGTCTTGGTTAGGCCCACGTTATGCGGATATGGGCTGGTTTGAGACAGATATTGACCCTGATCCAGAACCCCTAGAAATTTCTGAAGAAGACAAAGTTTGGGAACAAGCAAAAAGGTTATTGAAAGATTCTGATTGGACTATGCTTCTAGATGCCCCCTTTAATAACGCACAACGGGCAGAGTGGAGAATATATCGAGCGAAATTAAGAAATATACGAAAACAAAAAGGTTTCCCTGAAAAAACAGTATGGCCTACTCCACCGAGTTAACTTCAATAAACTCTGGCCTTTATAGTAATAAAGGTTTTCCGGTCATGCTGCCTTGGGAAAAAGAATATATGGAGCATTGTATAAATATGCTTCATCCATCAGGAGATGTTTTAGAGATAGGTTTTGGGCTAGGATATTCCGCCAATCAAATACAGAAGTTCCCTATACGATCACATACGATAGTTGAATGTTCGAGAAAAGTTGTTAAAGAATCTAGGATTTGGGCAAACGATCAGGCCCATCCTGTAAACATTATAGAAGGAACTTGGCAGAATGTACTTTGTCTGTTAGGTAGATTTGATACAGTTTTTTTTGACGATTGTTTTTTAACAGAACACCCTTATGAGCATAATATTGCAGGGTTTAAATATTTTTTAGAGCAGACTGTTCGGTTTCACAGTAAACAAACAACTAAAATAGGCTGGTATTGTGAAGACCCCCCTCCCGAAAGAACGGAGCGTTTGTTTAAAAAATTAAATCTTCAATATGAATTAACTGAGTTCAAAATAAAAAAACCAAAAAATATTGAGTATGCTAAAAAACATAAAGATTTAATGTTTGTTCCTCAACTAACTTACTATGGATAAAACGCTGCGAAAACTTCCTTACAGGATGCCTATATTTAAAGGTAAGGCTGTGAATCATGAGTTCGCAAGACATAATATTATTAAAGAGATACAGACTACCCCCAAGTATGGTGTTAAAAGCGAAGACATACATCTTACAGATTGTGATTGGCATTTAAGAGAGTCTTACCCAAAGTCGTATTGGCCTTATGCGTTCGATGCTATTTCTTCGTGTATAGCCAAATCAGCAGTAGAAATGGAATTTTCTCGGTGGGAGATAGGAGATCATTGGTATCAATGGTATGAGCAAGGGGATTACCATAACTGGCATACGCACGGAAATTCAATGTTTGTTGGCGTTTATTACACTCTTTTGCCTTCAGGCAGTCCTTCTATAACTTTCAATTGGCAAGGAGAGTTAGTAACTTTTGACGTTGAGGAGGGCGATGTAATTATTTTTCCAGCTTATCTTAGACATAAAGCCCAAGTTAATGAAGCTTCAGAAACAAAAGTTATTTTGTCTTTTAATTTAAATTACAAATAATGCGTTTAAAGTACCGCATACGATTTAACAAGTCTCGGGGACAACCGGGGCGCGGTACAGAAGAACATGTATGGCGAGTATTTCAGGGAAATACAGAATGGTTGGCAAGGCATGTGATTATTGAGGTACCTTCAAGAAGTGAACAAGAAGGGCCGGATTGGAACATAGTTTGTGAAGGCGAGATGTTGTTTTTTGAAGACACAGATACAGTGGTAATTTGTTGAGTATGAGAAGTGAT